TAACAACAGTTTCATGGAACATCAAATACTTGCTTGATTCAGCCGACTCAAACGACATTGATCCGCGCAACATTTTAGCTACAAGCTCGAACTTCTCATCGGGGCTTTGAGTCATTTTGACTTGCATTTTGGTCGATTGAATCATGGGACGGAAACTTTCAGTAAGCGCGCCTGTTTCTATTCGTTGCCCATCGAGTTCAGAAACATCAAGAACAGGGCTTTCGGGAGATAATGGAACTCCACTAATAACACTACGGGGGACTTTCATGAAGTAATTATCAATCATGCAACGGAACTGTGTGAACAACTTATAGGCGTCGTATTTGATGGCGAATGGAGAAGTTCGGCGTTTGAGTTCAGATGCAGAGCTTTGCTCGTATTTCAGCGAAGGGTTAACTCCACCGCGCTCGTAGTCCATATCCTCTTCACCAGGCAAGATAGCCATATTAATTGGGCGCTGATCTCCAAGCTGGTAATCACCATAATCATAATGATCACCGAACGCCTCTTCGTACAAATCGCGATCCTTCTTTTTGATGATTCCATATCGCATATTCATCTCTTTAACGAAATCGTAAATGGTTTCTAGGGTGGTCTTATCTCCATGTCGGGAATGCATAATGGAGTAAATCTTGTTAACTTCAGTAATAAGATCCTTAAGCTCCTCATCGGTGAATTCTCCAATTTTGTTGGATCGTCCACGTTTGAACACCAGCTTAATAATTCCGCTGAACATTCCTTCCATCTCGGGAATCATAGTAATCTTGGCCATATCACTGTCCGCGTTGCCTGCATAGTCGATGAAACCATTTCTGCTGTCATCGCCGGCGTTGAAAGTAAACAAATCGCGGTAAAACTCGGCTAGAAGGGGTAAGCGGAAGTACAATTCAACAGCACCGTCTACGATCTGAGGAGTCTCGCGGCCGGCACCAAGAATCATACGAACCGGGCTGAAGTTTACAGGCTCATAAGGTCGTTGCAGAACATCATACATACCAACAGTTGTCAAAACCTTGGCACACAGACACTTAATAATTCTAACGAAGAACTGATCAGCCTCTTGGAAGCATTCGCAACCAGCAAAAGCTGGCATAACACTTCGCATATAAACTCCGAAATTTTGCATGGCGGAAAGACGTTCCTTAACCTTCATTGAAACAGGAAGAGAAACAAAATCAGTGACTTCCTTTGCAGCAACACCAAGATGCACCAGATAACCATTGCGAGTCTGTTCATAGGTGTATCCTTTTGTTCCCCTAAATGAGGGGGAGAATGCGCCTCCACTGACAGCACCATCCATTACACTGTCATCCGCATCTGAAGAATTACCCCCATATGATGATAGCATTTGTTGAAATCCACCTGACATTGCGGGTTTCGCGTTGTTTGTTTTGATTCCCATATCCTGGGCAGCTGAAACCTCCAAATCAACAGGGTCAGTTGTCATAACGAAAGTTATCACGTCATCATCAACACCATCAGCTTTGGCGCGTCGAATTGAATCAACAATAGATCGCATTTTTCCTTTAATATTTTCTTTCGTTGCTCCAAGAAGTTCCAGTCGAGCTTTGGCTAAAGAACGCAATCCAGAATCGCTTCTTCTTTCATATGCTAAGCTTTCTGTAGTGGATGGTTTTTCTAGTTCAGAGATCAATTTCTCTAATGCTTCGAGCTCTAACCTGGTTATGATTCTACTCATTTCTTCCTTCGATTTTTCATCACTTATTGATTCTGATGATGATACGCCAGCTGCAGCCAGACTCGCTTCAATTGAAGCGGATTTCCATGATGGTATTGTTCCAGTAGGAAGTTTTGCAGTTTCTTCCATAACTTTTTCTCCAAGGATATAATCGCCGATTTTTTCAAAGACATCCTTCTTTGGTGAAGCAGAACTAATGGGAACTGCGGAGGGTCCGAACATAAACCCTTCTTGTTGTTCTCTAATCTTCCAAGAACCGTGATTTTTGGAATAAAGAAGTTCTACGGTAGCAGCACCTCCATTAACCTCATTATCATCCATACTTGAAGAACCGCCGCCAAGTTTAACCTTGGTTGTGGCTCCGACAGTCAATCCCATTCCAAACGCACTGATTTCAAGATACTCAAGAAGATTTCTGTAAATAACAACGGGTTTCATGAAGTTATCGCGGTAAATCTCTTTACCGCCGAATTTGCTTCCGATATGAATGAAAACATTCATCAAATTCTTCAAAATCATAAATCTACCCATCATCTGACGAATATGCTTAAATCCTTCAAAATTGCCGCTGTTATCAACGTTTGCAGATGCATCGCTTCCTCCATGCAATAAAACTACCAAATACGGGTTTCCGGGGAGTAGTGTTTGAATATCTTCGAACGATCGGCCTTTGGATCCAGCCGCTGCAACTTTATCATAATAATGTTTACCGTTTGTTGTACTCAAATCATCTCTAAAACTGTCAGGAGAATAATATGTACTTTCTCCCGTGGGAGCTCGGGCAGTTGCACCATCAGATTTAACGACTCCACTAGCATTTCCCGCTCCATAGCCGCTCACACAATTAGGGAACAATTCGAAAACTCGAACAAGTTCATTTCCAGTTTCATCATCATATGCGTCGTATATAACCTCAGTTTCGTCAAGCATATCTTTAATATCCTTAACTTCCTCAGGATGTTTTGCAATGCCATCTGTATACACCCGCATGTATTCATCAACGGCCTCAACAGTTCGCCAAAAGTTGACAAGTCCGGCGGTTTGTTTTTCAAGGAATTTCTTAATATATTTCTTTTGCGATTTATTGTCAACGAACCAAGGGGAAGTCTTGTCGTCATCTAGCCCCTTAATCATATCATCACGCATTTTACGTGCGTAATCTATTTTCTTTGCAATGGCATTTCCGCGAGTTTCAACATAGTTTTCGGCATAATGCTCCAACTCCTTAGCAGAGTGGGCAAAATTATTCTTAACTTGTGCTGTGCGGTAATAATAGTCAAATTTAGTAATAGCATCGCGAATGGTAAGTGCAGTTGTTTTGGAAACAACATCATCTGGAATTCCCTTGTATTTAACACCACCATAACCACCGCTGACTTCATCACCGCCTTCTCCGTCATCGCCGCCCTCCTTTGCGCTGCTGCTATCATCCAGCCATTGGCAACCTTCGCCGCCGCCTTCAACAGGCGCTGCTCGTACGTCACTAGAACCGTATTTGGTCGCAATACGATCAGAGTATTGGTCAATTGTCTTCATAAGTTCTGAAACCTTGGAATGAATGTCGCGGAAATATGATGAGGAGCCGCTATAAACACCCATTTCCATCAATGCCTCAACGAATGTATTAATCATCCGGAGTTGTGCAATGAAGGTTTCTCGTCGTTCACGGCTCAAAGCATCGTTATAATATCCAATAAGTGAAATAAAAGCATTCTTGCTGTTAAGCAGGGGCTTCAGCTTCACAACTGCATCACGGAAGCCATCTAGTTGGTCTGTAATAGGGATTTCTGAGCCGATTTTGCCGGCAAGAACATTTAATGATTTTACAATAACATCAAACTGCTCGTTAATTTGGCGGTTGAATGCACGGAAAATAATTTGTTTCTCTGCACGTTTATCCTTAACTCGACTGTCGAGACCGGTTTTCCATTCTTTCATGGGGAGAGAATCGCCATCTCCGCCGCTAAAGCTGCCGCTTCCGCCATAAGATGCTGTATAACCTCCGCTCATATCTTCGCTAATGTCGTCGCCTCCGCTTTTGCTTCTATTGATAACACTAGCTATATCTTTAGCACGATAAAAATTTCTATACAATAATTCAGCGGATTTTAAATATTCGTGAAGATCTTTATCCTTCAAATCGCCGTCAAGCAAACGTTTATTAATCTTTTCCATCACATGGCGCAAGTTGGTGCTCTTTGCATACTCATCGACAGTAACTCCGACGGTTTTAAGAGCTTTCTCAACAATTGCAGCATATCCGGCAGTAACACCCAAATCAATGAGAACTTTACTAATAACATCGCCAAATTGAGTAGTTCCGAGACGCGGACCGCGTTCAATTTGTTGAATAATGGCAGGAACATCCTCATCATGATCAGATAAAAGCTTGGCGATATCAACATCTGCAGGAGTTAAGGTAACATCAACCAAGTTTTGCAACATAACAAGTTGGCGGGTGATTTCATCAAGAACTAGTTTATGTAGGTTAAGCTGAACAGCCGCCTTCGCTTGCAATTGGGGATCTTTGCTATTGGCGACTTTATTGCTAATTTGCTGATACATTTGTTCGAGGCTAGTTTTCAACAACAAGAGATTCTTAATCACACGTTTAACTTCATCATTAACGACTAAGAATTCCATGTGCATATCATCGCGCAACGAATGCGCAATTTCAGAAACAGCCTGGCAGACATTCGCGGCATCACCATCAGGATCGACGATTTGGCGGCCATAGCGATCATTAATGACCTTCGCGATACTTTTACATACTCCTGCTTGTTTTTCAGCATCGGCTTTGAAGCTCTTTCCGTTTTTCTTTTGATTAGGAATGATTGCTAAGATAGAGTTCACTTTGGCACTTCTGTCGGAACCTGACGCCTTTAAGCCTAGTGCGCCCAACGCTGCAACAATGTCATCAACGATCTGATCTTTTGTAACTGAGTTAATTGTGCGATCGTAATCGCGCATAACTGCAATATCCAAAGCGCCACCTTGAATAAATCCGCAGCATCCACCATTGGCAGCGGTACTATCATCACCTCCGCCTGAAACACCGTCCATAGTCAATCCAAGGCGATCTGCGTAAATTTCAGCAGCGCCGGCATAAGTCAAACCACAGCCGCAACCACCTCCGCTTGCTGTCAATCTCTGCCCGTATTCTTGTATTTTGGAACTGGCACGTTCAGCTTTACTAGAAAGAACATCTGAGAGAGTTTGGTTACTTGTGTCCAAGACGGTTTTAGCCGCATCTCGCAACGGAGGCAAAACAATATCACTAACCGCTTGACCAACTTTTATTGCTCCATACTGTGCAATTTTTGCTTTTGATAATCTGTACATACGCCGCGAAGGTGTATGAGGATCTGGGATGTATGGCACGTAGTATTTTTGCTCTTCATCATCCATTTCTTCATATCGTTCTTTTGTAACATACATAAGAAATGGATTAAATCCACCACCATCTACATCATCCGGGACATCATCGTCCAGCATGCTGGTATCGATATTTCCTCCATCAATAGATCGAATATCCGTGTATTCTTCGCTCATTTGTGTAAAAGATGAGTGATACTTAGTTTAGCCGATTAGCGTAGTGAGTACCACTATATGATATATTGATAAATATTGTTTATAATAAAATTATAAATGCAAAAAATTATATCCGCAATGTAAACATATTGCGCAATGGGCAATAAATTATAATCCACGCATTCGTCTTATTCTGATTACTTCATTTGCAACTACCTTCGCTTCATCTCTGCTGATAGAAACATTAAGAGCGCTGCGAATATAGTTCTGAATCTTCATCATACCTTTTTCATTCTGCGCTGAGAAATCGGGAAAATTTATTGGATGTGTGTCAATGTAATCAAGAAGATTGTTTACATAATTTTGCACTGCGGGGGACAGCGGAGTGTAAACAGTTGGTGGTGAGTGTGCGACTGATTTAGATTTAAATATGTTACCAGGTGCGCGCACATCAGCATTCCTTGCATCCTCACTTGCACCGCGCGCATTCGCGGTCCTCGCATCCACACCTGCGCGCAGCGCATCCACACCATGTTTTGCGCTCGCTGGATGCACTTGAAGATCATTCCGCAATGATTTCTTAAAATAAGGATTGTTAATACCTGATTGCGAAGGCGCATTTGGTTGCATAGCAATAGATGCTGGTGAATATTGTTGGGTTTCGTAAACTGGAGGAGGCACCGGAGAAAATGGATCTGAATTAATATTCACCATCGCAGCATTAATTTTATCCCTTAACTGAGTGGTCACCGCAGACGCCCCTTGGTCGGTTATTGTTTGTTGAAAATCAAGGAAGATCTCATCTATTGTGATTCCTGACATGCTGAGCAAATATGCTTCCACGGCAGCAAACACACTATTGACATCATCCCCTATTCTGCAATAAGCTTTTACATTCATTCTTGAATCTTTAGTTCCTGACATGCTTGTTGTGAACATTTCTGATGATATGTGCGGAATTATCATATCATCACAAATGATCCGAATATTTACTCGATTCCACTTTGTCATGACGAAAACAGCGTTTGGTGAGAGGTGAATGTAATGTAATAATATATCCAATCGCATTTTCATTTTTTAATTAGTAATATTTCATTGTCGTAGTGGCGTGAATATTGAATAAAAAATTTCGATTACCCAAAATATAGATATCATAAATATTTACTGCGGTAAGATTAAAAATGTCGAAATCAAAATCATATAGCTCAATTCTAAATTACTTAGAAAATGAAGATCCGGCTATCGCTGGTGTATTTAAAGATTGTTGTATGGAATACATATTATCTACACGAAATAAGAGCGGAGTCACATTCCTCCGCCCAGTAGATCAAAAATTCAGAGACGCTTTAGTCGACAAATCACTGGGCGACCCAAATGACAAATTGGAAGCAGCAAAACTAATCGCAGCATTAGTTATTCCTGTAAATTTAAAATCGGCAGAAGATTTTAACTTGAATAAAGCCATCATTCAAAATGGTAACAGGCAAATCATTGAGATTTCATCAGTAAGGGCCGGAGTTATCACATTCGGCAATGGTTCAACGGCCATGAAAGATACTAGATTCAAAGATGCAAGCCAAGGAAATAATATTAGCATATATGATCTGAAGGGCGCTGGATTGCCGATAGATGCACCAGAGGCTAAGAGATTAGAACGTCCAGTAAAAAGAAACGCACGGGGAGTCACTAAAGGCGGTTATGAAATCGAACAAGAACGCGCAAATAGGGATCTCAGGTTTCAAATATCAACGCAAGCAGAAAATATTTATGCAAGAGATAAATTGGCTGGCAAACGCACAAATGCATTTCTTGAATACGCTTATTCGTTGATATATTTTATTTTAACACGCGGAGGTGATGATGCCAAGAATGATATATTCTTGTCCCGAATGCTCCCTTATGTTTCGTATCAAGAGATTGATTTCTATTTCTTCGTAGAACCCCATGCAACACATTCTGAAGATGAATACCTTATTCCTACAAGCATCATCGCCGAATGGTGGAGAGAGTATGTTGATAATGGCGGCGTGAATGGGTTTAGCATGCGAAATATCCGGGGTATTATTGATAATATCCTAAAGGGGCAAAAAAGCGATTCTGCCGCATTGTACGCCGGCGAAAAGATGAGGAAACGCCTTCTAGATGAAATTCAAGGCATGAGGAATGATGTAATTGATGAAGGCGCTAGATATTCGGTTAACTCTGTACTTAAGCAATATAGAGAATTTGCATCCGCTAACACTATTGGTGGGATGAAAAACATAATGCCAGGATGGCTTGCTCATAGATATCGCGCGAACCCAGCAAGAAAGCTTCTTGAGGATGAGTTACGTTATGTTACATATAAGATCTTCCGCCGCTATGATTCTGGAGATTTTGTACGTGATAATTATGCCGAAGTTCTTGGTATGATTGGCAATTATATGCACACTAAGCCGACAGAAGAGAAACTTAAACTTCTGAATCCAAAGAAAATAGAATATTCTGTGGATGCAAACTCAAACATCGCGGAAACATGCAGTTTTGTGCAATCGACAAATTATATGTTCATTCCATTGACAGAGGCGGAGGCTAAATATATGAATGATAAACTGTATGGACAAACAACACGCCCAGATCGTGAAAGTGAAAACATCTGGAATACAACTCTTGATTTACATGAACGTATGGGTACTCTAGTCGAATCTCGTCCTTCACGCCAACAAGATGCGCCTAATCCAAACCCCACAAACGATGAGAAGGTAAAAGGAATGCTGAAACAGATCTACAAAACTGACAAAGCAAATTTGGACCCGAAAATGCGTGGAATTTTGGATGAGATGTTCGGAAACGCATAGCTCGCTGCGCTCGCCACGCGTTTCTTGCATTCGCTAGGGTTTGCTCCATGCTTCGCATTCCGCAAACACCGTCGCTCATGCGGCTGATTTCGCGGCCAAAACTTGTCGCGAATAATACTATTTATTATTTTTTTTGCATTACCGATCTCTTAATTTTGGTTACGAAATCAGCCAGTGAGTGACGGATTTGCCGACGGCAAATCCTAGCGAACGTAGCGCAGCGACCGAAGGGAGCAAAGCGGCGTATTAAAGGCAGAACTTTGCATACAAATATATAGATGGGAAAATCGAAATCATACAATAGAATCCTTGATTATCTTGAAAATGAAGCGGTTGATTTTGCCGACGCAATTAAGAATTGTTGCATTGAATACTTATTATCGCCCTCTAAAAAAAGGGGAATTACATTACTATTGCCAACGAGTGATATATTACGATCGCGTATATATTCTTTGTCAGAGGGTTCTCCTGAAGACAAACAGTTAGCCGTAAGAATGATTTCAGCGCTAGTTATTCCACTTAATCTTAAAAATACAGAAGACTTCACCACAAACAAAGATATATTGCAAAACTCTTTGCACCAGGTAATTGAAGTGCGGAATATCGACGAAATGTGCGTGGAATTTATGGGTGATGATAATTCCTTAATCGCGAAAAAAGACCTACAATTTAGAGATGCAAGTAGAGATGGGATATTAAATGTATATGAGTTAACTTCAGATGCGGGTATGCCGTTGGATTCGCCACCCGCTCCAAAAATAGAGACCAGAATTCGCGCACAGACGGTTGCATCAAAACCGCGGATTAAGAAGCGGGATATCAGTAATGCAATTATATTCACCGATTATGATAGCAGACGGGCGCATCAATTAAGATCCCAAATATCAATGCAGGTGGAAAATATGTATGCAAGAGATATGGTAAGTGTAATGAATGGAAAATCTCCTTTGCACCCATATAATGAGAATGTATTTATTGAATCTGCATACTCGTTATTGTGGTACGTAATGAATAAAGAAGAATATTATAATGATGTGTTTTTAGGGAAAATGCTTCCATATGTAAGCCATAGAGAAATAGACTTTTATTTCTTTCTAGAACCCCATTGCATAAAGCAATCAGAAAATGATTACCTCGTGCCAACAAAAATCATAGCTGAATGGTGGAGAGAGAAAACCATTGCGAATACAAAAGAAATATACAAGGCTATTGATGTTCATCTTACGCGACAGCAACCGGTTGCCATGCAAAACACATGCCCATTATACAAGGATAGAAATGCAATCATGGCGACAATTGATGAATCAAGATATCAAATAGAAACTGCGGCCACGATGCCGTCGGGTGTGTGTACTAACATAACAGCTTCTACAATTATCAGTGAATATACGAAAATAGCAAACATATGGCCACCTCCCATTGCAGAATTATACAAACGAAATAAATACAGAAAACTTCTCGAAGATGAGTTGCGTTATATAGCATTCAAGCAATTTTCTAAGCTAAATAATAAGTTTGATCTTGGAGATTATGAAGAATGGTTGGCCGTAATTGCAAATTATATGCATCAAGAACCGTCTGAAAAGAAACTCCGCCTTCTGAAGATAGATAAAACAGACCAATCGATAGATCCAAAAGATATGATTCGCGAAATGTGTACATTTGTGCAATCTACATATTATATGTTTATCCCAATGACTTTCGAAGAAACTGCATCATTTAATGGTAAATTTAATGGCACAAATGAACGCCCTGATGTTGATGTCAGCGAAGCAATATGGAACATTCACTACGATGCGCATGTCAATAGAAGAAAACCATCTGCAGTATCAAATGAGCATGTTGGAGGAATGCTTAAAATGTTGTATGAAAACCAAAAAAATGAAATGAGTCCAGAAGCGGTGAAAGCGATAGAGGCTTATTTAGGTATTTCAAATTGAATATAGCGGTAGGTTAGTATACTAACAAAGTTTGCACACTATATTCTGCACGCAATGATTATGCCAGTATTATGCACGTGTGGAAGATGTTTGGGATCCCTTGCGGACGCTTTCAAACTTAAACGTCAAAAGATAGTGAGTGAGAAGCTTAAGAAGGCTGGAAAGGACGTTAGAATAGACCTTGCTAATATAATAGCCGAAATGAACCCCGGCTTCGATTCTGAATATAAGGCCGAATTAGGCGAATTTATAAGGGATAAGCTTAAACTCCCCCTTGAATGCTGTGCAACTACACTCTTATCCACAGTAGAGTTTAAGATGTTATATTGAGCTGATTGCTTCGCAATCTCGCTCGCTAGGCAGATCCGCTTGTGGCTGCGGGACCTTCGGCCCCTCGCCGCGGATCGGCCGTCGCTTCGCGGGCTGATCCAGCTACTAGAATATAGCTACCCAACATGAATATATTTTTTATGCTCAAAAATGGTACCCTCAAGTCGCTGCCTCGCAGCTCCATGCTTCGCAGGTATAAGTCTAGCGCACTGGATCAGACGCGTAGCGATGGGTTTGAGCGCGGCGAGGCCCGAAGGGGCGAGCAAGAGCGCTCAAACTCGAGCAAGCGGGGTGTAGCGTAGCAGCCGCAGGCTGCGGAGCGTAACACCAAAAAATTGAATTCGCGAATATGGTAATATTCTATTAAAGAGAACGATAGGACTTCTAATACCTATACAATCATCTAATCGATTTAATAATGTCAGGAGGATTTACCCCATCGAAAGTGTCTGAATTGCTCAATCTAGAGCCCAAAGATATTCTCAAGATCAATCGTGTGGTAGCCGGGAAAGGCAAAGGAGATACACGAATCCCCTTCGTCAATTTCAAATTACTTAATACAAAATCAAATAGACTGGAATTACCGCTATTTCGGGAAACTGGAATCCGTTTGCCATTTGGCGTAATGGATCTCGCAGAAACTGCCAAAGATAAGCTTGAATATACATGGGATGAAAAGAAGAAGGAACGCAAACATCGCGTACGAAAGAGTGATTTTCCCGGATTCGTTGGTCTTATGAGCAAACTCGTACCATTGATTCAAGAATCATTTAAGGCCGAAATTCCGGATAAAGCAGAAGAAATCGACAGATATTTCCATCGCGGAGAAACTGCTGATTTGCAATCCGACAAACGTGATTGGCCAATCAAGTGGCGATCAAGGGAATCATACGATCCTGAAACTAAGAAAAAGGGACCTGGTAAGGAATACAAGGACTCTTCGGGCAATTTGGACCCAAAAATGGAATTCCGATTTAAATTTGCCGGAAATCCTGATGATAAATGGCCTGCAAAATTCCCCATCGAATCTATGCAAAATCGTCCTCAGGAGACTGAATTCCTTGATTACAATACTGTTCGCTTGGATGGTGCAAAGATTGTTTACGATCCACTTAGAATTGGTGGGGAAAGTATCACCGCATGGAATTTGCATCGCGCACTTCCAAGTGGAGTTGTGATTCATGAAATTGATTATTTCTTCAAATCTGGAGGATGGTCTAACTTTGATGGCGGCGGTCCATTCTTCCATGTTTGGGTTACTCGAATGGTTATCGAATTGCCGCAAACTAAAGATTTTGATAATACTGCTTCTCCAGAGGAGATGGAAAAGATTCGCGAGATTATGAAAGCTCGTGCATTGAGAAATGCTGCTGGTGGCGGCGGTCTTCCTGGCGGTACTGACGGCGGCAATGCTGGAGGCAGTGAAACGGGAGGAGGCAATAGCGGTGCTGGCAGCAATGCCGGTGGCACTGGCGGCGAAAATACTGACGCGAAGAAAAGCTTCCTTGGAATAATGAGTGGTTAGATTTACTGATCCAGAGTATATATGTTTTTTTGCAATACGCGCCCGTAGGGCGCTATGCACGCTCGCTAGGGTTTGCGCGCTCTCGCTCCCTTCGGTCGCCACGCGCAAACGCCGTCGCTTCGCGGCTGATCTTGTATGAATAAAAACTTATACTTGTATAAATAATAGTATTTATACAAGTATAATATATACGCATGACACGCTTACAATGTCCGCAAACACAACACTAATATCTCTACTCACACAAATTGATGGTGTAGGTGAAAAAATTGCAAAGGATCTAATAGCCAAGGGAGTTACAAAAAAGGCGGATTTACTTAAACCCATGTATTTCAACGCCCTACCCATAGAATCTCAATATGCAGTACAATATACTATATCAAAAGTACATCCGTGGGATTTTATACACTCCATAGTGGCCCGATTGCCGGATTATATTCATCCAGCGGGGAGTTATCGACGTAAGGCCCCTGTTATTAAAGATATAGATTTAGTTACCACACATCCACTTGCCGATACTGTGCGCGACATAAAACGCCTAAGAACGGCAGGCAAGATACCATTCGATATTATTGGAGAATATTCATCTGGTGATAAGAAAAAATCAATGATAGTGAAGTATTCCAACGGGGAAGGAAGCAGCACTCCCGATACATATTTGCGGTTGGATTTATTCAAAACAACAGACGAAGAATTACCGTTCGCAATGTTACATTGGACAGGGAGTAAAACGTTTAATATTCGTATTCGTGCTCATGCGAAAAAACAAGGCTATAAACTGAATCAATATGGATTATTTAAAATATCAAAGGATGGCAAACGGCAAACATCAATTCCGGCATCAACAGAACGTGAAATTATGAATATAATCGGGGTTACATATAAACCACCTGAATTGCGAAACGCTACGTGACCTTCGGTCACTCCGCTCGCTCAGCTCGGAGGATCCTTCGGATCCATCCGTCGCTTCGCGGCTTACGCTAAACTAATATTGCAAATTGATTACTCAGTAACAATTTCATTACATTGCAGTAACTTCGTTACTGCGCAAAAATACTATGCTCTCACCAACCTCACTATCCATCCACTCTGTCATATTCTTCATCAAACCAAATTCAGGCGTACATTTTATTCCCATGTCTGCATATATGGATCTTGGATGATACCATCTTCTATATTTAAATCCATGTGTTCCCATTGCAAATCGCCTATGCATTGCATCCCAAGTAACCCACCAACCATCATCAACTGCATTCAATTCGCATTCTAGTTTTCTAGCCAACTCAACTCCAGAATAAATTCCAGGTGTGATTTGTATAGTGAATGTTTTGTCATTCATATGATTGTATTTAAATACGCAATTACTTGGGGTTATATCGAATATTCCCTGATTATTATTACAAACTGTAAAGAATTCAACATATTCACCTGCTGAATTTCTTGGATCTTCCGATAATGTATCAGCTAATTTTTTTGTATAATAATTTTTTATATATGATGGTGTTACTGCGGTTTCTAATTCAAATCCTTCCGCCGCAGATAGAATATGTGATCTTGCATAAATATAAATGAGAATTATCACGCTCACAATTATTACGGCGGCAATTATTTTTTCACTGGATGTTAAATCTTCCCACATTTGCATATATTAATATATTTGCTTATAATATATATTAGCAGTGATAAAAAAGATGGAATGCTGGATTATAGTCGCAACCATTATAATTATATTTCTCATGTGGCCGTGGGTTTGTGATACCATGCACGGAATGTTATGCCCAAATAAGAGCAATGGATATATGCGTCGGCCGTTAGAAAGATTTGCGTCTGCGAATGGGGCGGTGGCTGCTGGTGGTGCTGCGTCGGACCCGTATTGCTGCAGATTTAAATTTAGCCCGCATCAATATCCGTTAGTACCAGTTCCCAGGGATTTGTTTAACACATGGTATCGATTAGTGTAATCGCGTATACGCATGCGCACATATTATTGTATATGCATTTTATCATATATGCATGCATTTTATTTCCATTGAGTCAGGATATGGAAAATATGCATCAAGAAGTCCCAATTTTATCGGTGAAGCTGGCATACTACGCGTATCAGAGAATTTAAATCCTTCTTTTTTCATCATTTCAATCACTTCTTCATCATAATCTTTCATGGAAATATATACATAATTTGAGCCTCCATTCCGGATATTATCATAATATTCAAGCAGCAATTTTTTGTATATTCTGTCTTGTTCTCTTTTCTTGTTTCTTTTCAACGGCTCGTATAAATCATCATTCACCGGAGGCACTATTTCGTATGCCGTCATCCTTTCTCTCTCAAATTCATCTGTGTCCAACCCAGAAAATTTATGTTTTGTTGCTGTTAATTTCTTCACTTCGAAATTACAACACTGAAGCACGCCTGCATAAAATTTTGTATTCTCATAAAATTGTGGTTTGTGAAAATGCATTTCCATAAAACCGTGCGAACTATTTTTGTATATAATTATTCTTGGTTCTCCGCTGTTCACAATATGCCTCATTTCAGAATATATGCCACCCAATGATTGAGCACATCTATGTTGCCTTACTTCTAATGTAAGAGCATTCAATTCTTCAAAGGTGGGCAATAATGAGAACTTCGTGAAACCGCGTGAAATTAGTCTGTGGAACATGATACTGGATACTGAAGATATATCAGATTCAATTTTAGCATATTATGCAATTAAAGATACTAATCTCTTTTGTAATAATACATTATTAAAGCAATGGAAGACAATACGATTATTTTCATTACATTAATACTAGTTTCTCCTCTATGGGGATTACTTTACATTAGCTATAAAGCCATGATTTCTAAACAAGCAGTTGTAGAAAAGAAATATATCATCGAAACGTTTGGTGCCGCATTCGATAAAATTGTTAAATTTTCCGAAGAAATGAAGTTTCTAGATAGTCTGTCGGCTACCCACGCTGATAAAAATAAAGCGGCGTGTGGAGCAAAATCTTCTTTACTCAGCGGTAAAATATCTCATGCAAGTGTGGATGGAATCATTGAAGATATTATTGGACGCGGCAAAGATAATGATGGAGAACCCCTTCCGCCAAAACCGTTTACAATGCCTTCTGATTCACCTAAGACAACATCATTTGTTGTGCCGAACAATCATAATTTATCTAATATTGTTGTGACTGGACGCATGAATGATGTGGGTGGCATGGGTATGGGCGGCCTTGTTTATTCTAATTAATAATTCCTGCATGGAATGCACGCATTGCAGAAAAAATATATTTTTTCAATATTGTATCTGAGATCAGCCGCGAAGCGTTCGCTATGCAGATAGTTTACCCAGCGAGCTTTACAGTTCCCATCTCATCAATCCATTCGTCAGGCTGCTCGATATTTTCCTTCACCACTTGGTAATTGATGAACATATTACATGTTCGCGTACCATAATCTCGCGGCACACTTCCTACACACAGAGATGATGTCAATCCGCGGATTTCATTCTTTGTATTATTCTTTGCGGCATCAATTATGGCTTTCATTGGATCAGCATAACCCATTCTCAACAAAGCATTAGATTCTTCCCGTGTGGATACTCCTTGGCGTTCAATGCTCGTAAGTTTACCTGTACTAGTCATAATATCACTATAAATTGATAAAGATCCGAAATTTAATCCACCGGCGCCTAATCGCCTCATAAGGTAAATAATCATTTGCCGGGTGGCTTCAATGCCATAATATTTATTCGTGTCCACAATAGAATTCGAGTAAATCTTGGCTGGATCAATGGCCGCTATCCTCATCATTCCTTGGAAATTAATTCCCTCAGTATGGATTGCATATTTTCCTTTAACTGCTTGAACTGAACCATCTGCCGCAACTTCGCTTTTCACAAGCCCTACTACATTTGCAACTTTAATACCATCCACTCCACGAATTGTGTACGGATGCAATACCTTTTCCCACAATGCGAGCAAGGTATTTTTATTAATATTTTCTCCCTTCTTGAAGTAATCATTGCGGATGTAGATTCTGAATATGATTCGTGGTGCAGATTCTGGCGTATACACAATTGCAAATTCAGGAAAGTCTTCAATCATCTTCATAGCAATAGTTTCCACAGTCATATTTTTGTGAATCAATTCGCGGCGATTTAATTCAAATCGAATAACATGTTTGCGATAATCGTCTTTGTTAATTTTCATTAACGGATTGGCTTTTTCAAACCTTTCAATAACTGATTTCGCTTCATGTGCGTATGCAGGGTGTACGGGGGAACCGTATTCCTCATAAAATATTTGCATATTGTCAACAAAACTGCTCAATTGCATCATTTCTATGTTATTGGCTATTTCGCGGACTTTTGCTTCAGACGTAGCATATTCATCAAGAACTTGCAAATACATCTGTGGATTTGACATTTTGGATGTATCTCTGGCCGCAAGTACGTCTTTGACCTCATCCATGACCTTTTTGCTCGTTCCGCCACTCACAGCCCGATGGTGTGCATCAAGCATGTATTGAGTTAGAGGGGCACTAAACGCCTGTGCAGCAATAATGCCTACGGGGGTTCCATAAGCGATAGCGGCAATAGCATATTTATATCGTATGAACGACAAAACATTGTCAAGAATAACTGGTGTCATTTTGTGCAGGTACTTTTTCGCGCAAAGAACAGTGCGGGCATATAATGCGAACATCCACACGGCCTTTTTATATGATTCCGGAACATATCCGGCGGCTTCTTCTTTGGCTCTGTTTGTGATAACATATACCATACCGTCGCAGAATGTCTTCACTCTATATACCATTTCGGCAATTTCTTTAATTCGTTCAGGTGTGAGCAGTTTGGTATCAATTTCATTGTTGTAGATATCAATTCCAGCGGCTAGTAGATGATTTTTGATCACTCTATCAATATCAACCGGGAACTGCTTCTCATCACTTAGAGATTCATTCCTTGTAAAATCTTCTACTTGCTGATATATTCTCACGAATTCTTCGCGGTCGGATTTAATCCTCGCGAACTCATCGGCAAATATCGATTCTATTGAAACAGTGCCTCCATTGGGCGTTGTAATGTTAGCAGTGTTTTTTTCTTGACTCTTGGCAACGAATCCGCTAAAGTTAAATTTTTTATCAAGCAAATCATTAGAAATCATTACGCTTTCTATTTTCACGCGGACTAGACTACGGGGGTCCAATCCATCATCTCCGTAGATTTGTTGTATAACCTTTCCGTTAAATTCACATTCCCCGAGAAGATTGATAACAGCCGATTCCATACACTTAATGGACTTCCTATTAGATTCTCCGGTGATGGATGTAGAAAGTGCCTTAGAGATAAGATCAAATCGGGCAGATTGGGCATTATAACTGTATTCAGAGCTAGTAAGCCCGCGCATTAATGAGTTATTAATATATCCCTTCGCCCGCGGATGCATATCATATCTGGGAAATCTGCATGACGAACGCATGTATGACAAATTGGCTTTTGGCCTATCTCCATTAATGATGATTTGGCCGATTGCACCGGCCATGTGATATATATGGGCGAGTAGGCCCTTAGATCCACTCATAATTAACTGAATGAGACCATTGGCTTCGAAGTCAACCCATCCGAAAATTGGATCGGCGAATGGATCTAAGCTTTTAAGAGCTCCGACCATCATTTGTTCGAATGTTTCTTCGATAGTCTTGTCTGGAGGGGGTAATATCTTGCCAGCATTGAGATCATCGACTATGAGAAGCGCTCGCTTAAGAATTTGTGATTCAATAAGCTGAATTGCTTCTTCTGTCTTTTTGTCAACCAACATATCCATAACACCGACTGTAAAGCCTTTTTGATGGATATAATTGTTGGCTACTTGCTGCAAATCGAACATACGGCTGAATGCTTGATCAGTACCATGCTCATGAGCAATTATGTGATGCAAAGATCCGGCAGAACCCTTGCCTATAGACGATTTATCAAGTACACCACGTTTATGCACTCCCTCAACAATCTCAACAGCAATTTCACTAGGATCATATTGCATATGCCCCATCTTTTGCCTATCGGGCTGATAAAAAGTGGGTTTGCGAAAGAATGTTACCGGTGTAGGTGTGAGGATTTTAGTAATAGCATCGCGGCCAGTGTATTCCTGCACAGAAGGGTCAAACTGAGGAAAATATTTGCAATTAGCAAATAAATTAATCATATGGCGTTTATTAAACCTGACCTCGCTACGAGTAAGTATAAACAATCCAATAATAGAATCATCTACTTGCCCGATCTGTGGGTCAGAATATGAATGGGAAACTAGCCAATTGGATGCTTTGCTGAGATCCGCAACCTCACTGCGAGTAGCTGCCGATGTATGAATATAAACATTCATCTGATCTCCATCAAAATCTGCATCGTACAAAGGACATGCCATCACATTAATCAAGAATGTAAGAACATCAGGATTTCTGATCACTTTAACCTTGTGAGCTCCGATATTCGACGGCTTTAATGACGGTTGTCTGTTAATAGTAACGATATCACCATCAACCAAATCGCGATGTAAAGTATCGCCTATTTCGAATATAATATTCTCATTATAAGTGCTCAGATCAATCATTTTACCTGTATATTTCTTAACTAGCTTAGTCGCCCCGGGCCATTTACTGATTCCATTATTAAAATGCTCCATTAACCTGGATCGGTTAAATGATGTCATTACTTCCTCAACCTGCAAATTACGTGCAAAACGAATAGGAATGCCAATTTCATCAATTTCAATAGTCGGGCAACCTGTAATTGTCGACCTAGCTGCATAGAATACTCTTTTGCCTAACACAACTTTCCTAACAATACCACCTTTGCCCTTTATTCGGAGAATAATAGACTTTTGCGGTTGGTTAGATTTGGCTATGTTTTCAGAATTAGTTTCTCTAATTAGCGAAATAAACAAATCATTAAGCTTATAAATCTTGTCCTTCAGATCACGGCTGATTTCACCTTCTAACCAATCATTCTTTTCAATAGAATTATTCTCATTTATGATTGCTATGATTTTTGCAGTGAGATCGTCCATAGATGCTTTTCCACTCTTTACATTACGCGAATC